GCAGTACAGGAAAAGAGAATCGAAGAGAACATCAAGGCATTGATGGCCGAAGGAATGGACTTTGAGGGTGCACTAGCAATGACCGCAAAGATGGATGTTGGTTCCAACATGGTTACTGGTGAACATCCAGATGGAAGTTTCGGTATTGACAATTTCAAAGGGGAGAGACTTGACCAATTGAAAAGTTCTAGTCCGGACTATAATAACTTTGACAAACAGGTTGACTTCGTAAAGAGCGAACTAAATACAACCAAGGCGGAAGTCAAAGCAAACATGGGTAATAGTCTTACCAGTAAAATCAAAGCAACATCCGAAGGACAAAATGTTCAACAGATTGCGAATAAAGTATATGAACTCAATGACAAGTATGGGGGTGGTTGATGTCTGTTAGAACTGACATAAAACAGGCCCTTGATATAAAATTAACGAGGGATGGTCAAAACACCACACTCTCAAACGAAATCAAAAAAGCCAAAGAATCTGAACTGGTTAAGAATGCGACTATTCTTGGTCAGGAAGCGGGGAAGGTAGAGAAGGGTTTCAAGAATCTTGAGACAGCAGTCTCTTCTGCCGGAACGTTTGAAGCAAAGGGCGAAGCGCTGGTAGAACTAACCGATCAGGTTGACGGTCTTGGTAAGACGTTTGATCGTGCAGCTACCGATATCAATTTAAGTGTTCCCGAATTGGGTGGAATTTTCGGTGAGGGTGAGGGAAGTCTTGAGAATCTTATTGATGGACTTGGATCCGGTGACTCAGCTTCACTGTTAGACGGTCTTACCTCTACGGTAGAGGCAATCGGTGGTGACATTGCGGGACAGATTGCACAGATCATCACACTCCTAACCGGACTCGGTGCAATGCTTGATAACCTTAGCGCTGCGGGTGTATCTGGTAGTGGTATGGATGCATTGTCTAAGACTGGGGAAACAATGGCTGCAAAGGCAGATGGACTCATGGGAAGTCTGGAAACTGCAGCGGGTAGTCTGAGTAGTATCTCCGATGTTTCTAGTTTATCAGAATTGACCGGAACAATCAACAACTTTGCACAAGATATTAGTAATGTTGCGAGTGAAATATCTGCGATTCAAAATATCAACCCTGCATCCGAATTCACCAACAACCTCTTACAGGATGATGTTGGCGGACTGTCAGAACTTGGAAAGACATTTGAAGATGCGAAGTCAACGGTTGACGGAATTACAGGTGAAGTCAATAGTGTTCTTGCCGAGGTGGACAAAGCTAAATCTTTTGTAGATGAAAATGTTAGTAAAGCAAGAGGTTTAGTGAATGAGGGGAAGGCTCTAGTTGGTGATCTTCAGACCGGAGGGGGTAAGTTACAAGACCTCGCTGAGAACACAACCCTGCAAGCCTCTGGTAAGGTCAATGACCTTCTTGGCGCAACAAGTCTTCGTGGTACAGGAGTAACTCCTAAACCCCAAGGCGGTGGCGGCGGAAGAGGTGGTAGTGGTAGTCTGAGTAAATCAGCAATATCCAATGTCATCAAACAAACACAAAGTGGTGCTCCTGTCGATCTTGCGAAGGCAGTTCAGACCGTGGGTGGTGGAAACGTTGGTGTCGATCCTTCAATCAAACCCATCCTCGCTAAACAAAAAGGATTCTCTAATACACGTGAGTTGGTAGAGAAGGTTGTCGCAGAATGTAAAACTAAAGGAATTGATCCAACTTTGATTAGTGACTTTGTGAAAGTCATGGGTGTCGTGGAAGTGGGTGTTACCACAATCGACACAACAATCACAGACCAAATTAAAGTCGGTTCTCAGGAAAGAAGTATCTGGAAAGAGTCTTTCGATGTTGTTGGTTATCCAAGAGAATTTGATACGTATCAACGGTTTGAGACAGGGGAAATTACTGCAGCGACACAGGCAAATTCGGTTACCGCAGAAAAGAAACCTATTGTATTCCAGACGTGTGATACCAAAGAAGAACTTCAGGCTGAGGTTCGTCTATTCAAACGTGAGATTCGATCTTTGATCATTCACTCTACAGAGTCGTTTAAGAATCAATACTTGACTGCAGAGATGTTACACGAAGATGCAAAGGCCCGTGGATTCCCCACCATTCAGTATCACTATGTAATTCGCAGAGATGGTACGATGCAGAGGGGTATTCCAACAACATTGATTTCAGAACTTGACCCTAGAGAATACAGAAACACATCCATCAACATTGCTATGGTCGGTGGTATTGATGCGCCTAGTGGTACAGAGGGTGCAAACTCGTTTAGATCGGGTAACTCGTTCACTCTTGCACAGTATCAAACTCTAGACACTTTCCTAGATACATTCTTTAAAGGATATCCTGGCGCCAAAGTATATGGTTATGGTGAACTGGTAGATACTACTAACGAACCGTACTTTAACGTGGAGAAATATGTGCAAAGGAAATTTGGTAAAATACGATGAGTAAGAAGACAGAAGCCGAACAGGGTACTATTCAGGAAAATGAGGGAACTAACCTCTATGGGTTTCAAGACCCCACAGGAGAATTCCCTCGTGAAGATTATTGGGGAGAGAGTTCTATCAACCGTGCAGCACGTGGTGCTGGTGGTGTAGGACAAAAGGACAAACCCAATGATCTCACTATGTCTGCGGTGTTCCCCAATATCGACATGGGTCTTGGTACTGCAACACAGGGCGAAGATGGAACCATTGAGTTCGAAACTAACACGGGACGTTCCAAGTATCCTTATAACAAGGTAACAGAGACTTACTCAGGACATGTCATTGAGATTGACGATACCGAAGGTAACGAACGTGTCCTGATTCGTCATCGTACTGGTTCTGGTATTGAGATGCGTAAGGACGGGTCTATTTGGATCAGTGCAACCAAGGACAAGTATGAGACTGTCGGTGCGGACTGTAAGATTGTAGTCGAGGGTAACACGGAGATTGCCTATGAGGGCAACCTTGACATGTGGGTGGGTGGTAACTTCAACCTAGACGTTGGTGGTAACCAGAACATCAAGATTAAGGGTAACAAGAACGAGAGAGTTGCAAAGGATCACAAACACAGAACCTCTGGTAATTCCGAATATACCACAAAGGGGAATGCAAAGATTTCCACAATGGGCATTCACACCGATGCGTGTCTAGGTGATCTACGTAAGACCATCACAAAAGGTAAACACGAAATCTCTGCAGAGGGGGCAGTAGACTTGGTATCTGATACCACACTCCTTCTTTCGGGTAAAAAGGAGGCGGTCATGGTATCGACTGCCTGTAACATCTCTGGTACAACCGTATCTGCAATTGGTATGAAAGGATCGTTTGGTGGTGACTTCGTAGACTTCTTTGGTAAGTCTTTCTCAGGGCCACTTGGGCCCCAACCCGCATCTGGTGCTGCCTTCTACGGATCGGTGATCGGGACTTCTCTATTCTCAACTTTCTCACAGTTTGCGGGAGAGTCATTACGTGCGGGAACTGCGGGTGCATTGGGCCCGCCTGGTTGGGGTCTTGCTGTAGTTCCTCCGGTTGTTCCGATTCCACCTACATCACCCCCTCCTAAAGCTGCATTAGTCGGACTTCACCTTGCGGGCGGTGCGTATGCGATTCGTACCGTAACCATCGATGCGGGTGGGACACTGAAATCAAAAATTCTCAAAACAGACTCCTATGGTGGTGTCTTTGATGATGGTGAACCTACGACTCAAGAAGCACGATCTGCAATGCGAGATGCTTCAAACAAAGATGCGATTGGTGCGTCACTGGCAGTAGACGGTGTTATCAGTGACAAACTTGACGATGTTGTTCCACCCAACATTGGTAGAACGGCTGGTAAAGCAAGAACAACACAATTTGGTAACACGCCTTTGGGTAATACTATCAAAGGACTTGGTAAACAATTTACAGTATCGAAACTAGAAGAGGAAGTGGAGTTACCTCCGCCTCAAATAAGAGTGAGTGAGGATTCGGCATGATATATTTAGCAGACCCCGTTTATAATCCGGAACAACACAATCCGGTACAGATCACATCCAAGATTAAACTTGCAAAGGGCATTTCCATTGCAACATTCTTAGGATATGGTGCACCTTCTTTGGGACACATTGGTAGTGCGGAACAGAGAGCACAGGTTGCACGTAACTTATTGTTGCACGCTGACATCATGAATATGGTCAATGCGGACAAAGACTTTTTTCGTGATGTTAGAATAAAGGTATCAGAAGGACTGTATGCTGCAGGCCCAACAGAGACCATTGCGGGTGACAATCTTCTGAAAGCAGATGGACGTATGATTGGTTATCAAGTGATCAATGGTTTTGGTAAACTTGATTTGGAAAGAACATTCGATGTTGCTGTCTATCTCAAGGACAATGCGAGATTCAAAAGACTTGTTCTGGACTACGATACGTATAATCCAGACGGTTCTTTGACAGCTACTATCTTAGTAGAGTTTCCTATGATTCCTCCCACTTATGATGTGGTGTTCAAACAAGATATTCAGACACAATACAACGGAACCTTATTTTCCAATAAAGAACTCGTAGAAGTCTTGCCAAAATAGTATAAATAGAATTAGTCTAACACAAGAGAACTAAGATGGCAATAAAACGTGCTCTGTCAATAGAGGATCGCAATCTAGATACGGTTACCTTTAAAACTACAAGGAACCGTAAGAATCTAGATATCGACTTGGGATTCTCCCCCAAACCTACAACGGGAGACATCTACAAGAAGACTGAGGCGCAGGCAGTCAAACAGGCTGTTCGTAATCTTCTGACTACAGGTAAATACGAAAAACCATTCCAACCGGATTTTGGTGCACGTCTGTACGACTTTCTCTTTGAACTGGACACGCTATATGATGGAGAAGCAATCATCAACAACGTCTATGAGTCAATTAGAGTTTATGAACCTAGAGTTGATTTGAGGACACTGGAAGTGATTCCTAGAATTCTACCAGACCAAAACACTCTGCAAGTTGATGTTATTTTCAAAGTAATAAATTCAGGTGATGAAGTGCAGCTCACCACAACATTAAATAGGTTAAGGTAATGGCGACAACTATCAAATCGTCCTCGTTGGACTTTGCAAGTATTAAGAACAACCTTAAGTCGTTCTTACAGGAGAAAGAGGAGTTCAAAGATTATAACTTTGAAGCCTCTGGTCTATCGAACCTATTGGATGTCCTTGCGTACAACACACACCTAAACGGTCTCACCGCAAACTTTGCATTGAACGAGTCGTTTCTTTCGACCGCTCAGTTGCGTAGTTCTCTGGTGCAACTATCAGAAGCCATTGGTTATATTCCAGACTCCAAGACCGCATCCGAAGCCATTATTCGAATGGGTATGAACCTATCAAACGTTGCGGGACGTGAAGCCACGATTACTATTGCGTCTGGTTATCAGTTCACCTCCAAGGTTGATGCTGTAAAATATACATTCCAAACTAACGAAACGTTGATTGCTTCCGACGATGGTGCTGGTTACTATCAATTTACGACACTTGATGGGAAAGACAAGATTCCTGTCTTTGAAGGTCAGAAGAAAGTTAGAAGTTTTATTGCTGGTAGTAACGACGAAAATGCTGTGTATATCATTCCCGACAAAAATATGGATATCGATACTGCAGTGGTCAAGGTCTATGAAAACACGAGTACGACAAAATTTGTCACGTACACAAGCATTCTGAAAGCAACAACGATCAGCGAACAATCCACACTGTACATCCTCAAGGAGATGCCTAACGGTTACTTCGAATTGAGTTTTGGTAACGGTACAACATTGGGTCAGACACCAATTCCTGGCGGTAAAATTGTAGTCGACTATTTGTCTGTAAATGGTGCAGCCGCAGATAATGCGTTAATCTTTGAACCTAGTTCAACAATCAAAATTACCAATACCGTATCAAGAACTCCTGTGGTTAGCACATACTCCAAGTCTGTGGGTGGTGGAGAGAAGGAGTCTATCGAATCGATTCGTAAGAATGCTCCTTTCCAGTATGCTTCACAGAATAGGATGGTTACCTTTGCGGACTATAATTCGCTTATCCTGCGTAACTTTTCTACGCTTATTAAGGACATTTCTAGTTGGGGTGGAGAGGACAATATCAAACCTGAGTTTGGTGTTGTCTTCACGTCTATCGAATTCCAAGATGACGTGGGCGAGAATAGAAAACAAGTAACCAAAGATGCTATCGTCGATCTCGCAGCACAAATTGCAGTCGCTACGTTTGGTATTAAGTTTACCGATCCTGTTAAGACGTGGGTTGAAACAGAGGTGTTCTTTAGATTCAACCCTAACCTAACAACCCTGTCCCTGAACACAATTCAGGAAAATGTCAGATCGGTAGTAAATAATTATTTTGCAAAGAACACAGGTAAGTTTGGACAGGCTTTCCGTAGATCGAACCTGTTAACTCTAGTTGACGATGTTTCTCCTGCAGTCCTTTCTTCTCGTGCAGAAGTTAAGATGCAACAGAGATTCTTCCCGTCCTTGTTAGTAGAACAAGATCACACACTTGATTTCCCTGTAGCGATTGCATCCCCCGACGATGTTCTGTATAGAATCACATCGTCCACTTTCTCATATAAAAATCAGAACTGTCAGGTGAGAAATCAGCTCAACTCTAATAAGTTGCAAGTGATCAACCTAACAACTAATAAACCTATTGTAGATAATGTGGGTTCTTATAACGCTGACCTTGGTAAGGTAGAGATTGTCGGTCTACAGGTGGATCAGGTTATTGGTGGTAACAACTACATTAAGTTGGCGGTAGTTCCTGCAAACCAGTCCGTTATACTTCCGACAAGAGAATACATCTTAAATCACGATTCCGCTAGATCGGTTGCACGTGCAGTAATAACGGATGCAGATAACTAATGAGTCATACAGTAGTAGATAGAACTCTTATCGATATTGGGAGACGTGAACCCAATATCCGTGAGTATGTGATTGAAGAGGCTCTCCCACAACATATTGTAGAGAGTTATCCCAACTTTGTCAAGTTTCTTGAGGGTTATTTTGACTTTGAAGAAACGATAGAGTCTCCTTCACATCTCATTCAAGAACTATTCTACACACGTGATATAACTCAAACAGACTTGAAATTGTTGTCCTTCATTGAGGACGAACTCCTTCTTGGACAGTCATACTTCGAAGGTTTCCAAGATAAGAGAGCGGCTGCAAAATATTCAAGTACTCTTTATAGATCGAAGGGTACGAAGTATTCTATTCAACAGTTCTTTCGAACGTTCTTTGCTATTGACCCCGATGTGGTCTACACAAAGGAACAAATTTTCAACGTTGGTGAATCTAGAATTGGTGCAGAATCTCAGAGATACATCACCGATGATAAATTGTATCAACAATTTGCAATTCTGATTAAGAGTGAACTCTCAGTATCGCAATGGAGAAAACCATACAAGTTGTTTACGCACCCTGCTGGTATGTACCTTGGTGCGGAAGTACAACTTGTTGGTGTGTTTGATCTAAACATTCAGGATCAACCACCTCCGGGCTTACAAGATATTCCTGAGTTCGAACTTGAAGGTTTTGCATCACTTCAGCCCAGAGCGATCACAAGTGCTACTGGTCTGTTTAATTTCAACGCACCAGATGGAACAGTACAAGTGTTCAGAACAACTCTTGGTTCAGAATCTACATATCCGAACCCTGGCGGTAACGATATTATCGACCTACAGAACAGAACGGTTGGTGAACTTGCTGACATGTACTCGTCCTTGGCTGAGTACCTTGAAGCAGATGCACCTACATTCGACGAAGATTCGGATCGTCAAGGATCGTCTATGGACTTCTCTTCTACAGAAACTATCGATCAAGACAAGTTCGATTGGGTGGATTCAGACGGAATCACTAACCTTGATGAATTGCTGGATTCTGACTACAATAAAAATATTGACAACACATATGTACCGTAAATTGGTATAAATAGAACTATAAGTTTTTAGGGTAAACCGACAATGACTAGACAGGTAATCAACAGAGGAACAACTGCGAATGACGGAACGGGTGATACCCTCCGTAGCGCAGGCCTGAAGATTGAACAGAACTTCCAAGAAATCTATGAGAAACTTGGTGGAGATAGTTCTGTCCTCATGCCTAAGGTTTCTTTTGACAGTGACCACCTTATCCTAAATGGTAACATCTGGGATACCAAGATTGGTAAAGAAGAACCCACTTCTGATAACACGATTCTCTTCCCCGACTTTACGGGCGAAGTGACGGTTGACTCTGCAACTCAGACAATCGCAAACAAGACGGTTCTTACTACAACCTTGGTTCAGCCTTTCATTGCGGAGAGTGCGGATGCGGTTCATACGTTCCACATCCATGCACTACCTTTGTCTCAGTACACAGACATCTATCTGCCTTCTCTGACAGACAGTGATGAGTTTACCTTCAACGATCACACTCAGACCCTAAACAACAAGACAATTAATGCACCTATGTTGAACAATCCTAAGATTGGAACAGAGTTGCAAGATAGTGCTGGTAACCAACTTATTGAGTTTATCTCAACGCCTGGAGCCGTCAATCACTTTAAGATCACCAATCAAACCAACAACAACACACCTGTGTTTGAAGCAGTTGGTACAGATGCCGACATCGATCTTGGTTTGAAAGCAAAAGGTGATGGTGGTGTAGAAATTCAGAGTAAACTGAAACTTGGTTATCAGATCATGACATCTAACGGTGGAGTTGATGTTAATGTGCCTCTCACATTCTTTAACGCTGGTGGTGCTTTGACTATCACCATGCCCGATGGTGCGGAGAGAGGTGAGATCAAGTATCTGGTTAACCAGAACAGTGGTACTGCGACGATTACACCCGCAAATTTGCAGAACTTCAGTACAATAACATTACCAGTAAATCACTCATGCACTCTCGTTTGGGATACAGCTGAATGGATCGTAATAAATACAGGCATCGATTCCGCTGGTGCAATATTAAGTTAAATAGGACAAACAAATGGCAGCCGTAGTTTTTGACAGACAAAGAAAGAACTCTATCAGAGATATCCTGATCGATATCAAGGACTCTGATAATTATTACTATGCGGGCATTGGACGTTCTGAAGACTGGAACGACTCTGATGTTGCTCCCAATCCTGAGAACTCGTTGCGAGATGCACGTATTGCACGTCTTGCGATTCAATCAGTGAAGAATATCACTGACCAAACATTTGTGGTTCCTCGTTATAACTGGACTTCTGGTGCAGTATACTCTGCATATGATGATGACCAACAGGGTTATCCCATCAATGCATACTACGTGATGAACTCTAACCAACAGATTTACATGTGTCTACAACAGGGTAGAACAAACGCTAACCCTCCTCAAGTAGTCGCATCAACAGTGCAACCTACTGGTAACACTACAGGTACACCTTTCCGTACGGCTGACGGATATATGTGGAAATTCCTGTACTCCATCGGTGCATTGAAAGCGTCAAAGTTCATCTCAACTGCGTATATCCCCGTTTCGAAAGTACAAGACAGTGCAAATGCTACTCTACTATTGGATGAGATTGGAGTAGACTCTGACTCTCCTGCGGAAGACGTGGAACAACAGTTGGTTCAACAGAACGCTGTGCCTGGACAGGTGTTGAGTTATGTAATAACTAACAACGGTTCGGGTTACACGTCTGCACCCACAGTTACTATTAGAGGTGATGGTAGTAACGCAAAGGCCGTTGCAACAGTTGTTGGTGGTCAGTTAACCAAGCTTACAGTACTTGACAGTTCTGACGGTTCTATTGCATTTGGTTCGGGTTATACTCGTGCAAGTGTTACACTCACCGGCGGTGGTGGTGACTCTGCACAAGCACGTGCAATCATCGGGCCTGATAATGGTATCGGTGCAGACCCTCGTGACGATCTTAAGTCTGGTGCTATCATGTTCAACACCAAACCTTCTGGTGCAGAAGATGGTTCTTTCTTAATTGATCAAGACTTCCGTCAAGTAACATTACTTAAGAATATCAAACAGTGGGACAGTGATGCAGTATTCACTCAAGAAACTGGATCAGGTCTAGACAAACTTATATTGACGGCAGTAAACGATGGCCCATTCGTGGACGATCTTATCGTTCAGGGTTCGACATCCGGAACGAAAGCATACATTGATGATGTAGACTCTAACGGAATCTTCTTCCACCAAAGCGATTACACTGGATATGGTAAATTTGATTCTGGTGAGACTATTTCTATTGTAGAGGGTGGTGGTTCAACTACTGCAACAGTAAGTAATATTCTAAGAGGAGAGTTTGATCCTATGTCGGGTGAACTCCTATATATTGATAATCGTGCGGCAGTAATTAGATCGACTGACCAGACCGAAGACATCAAAATCGTAATTCAACTCTAAGGTTGTAGAATAAAATGCCAAAGATATTTAATAAACAAGTATTCCAGACAACATACAAGGACGATCACGCTGATAGTGATGGATACCATCGTATCCTGTTTAACAGCGGACGTGCTTTGCAAGCCCGTGAGTTGACACAACTTCAGACGATCATTCAGAAAGAGATCACACGTCTGGGACAGAATGTCTTCCGTGATGGTGCGCCTGTAAACAATGCGGGTTCTGCGTTTGAAAGAAACCTTGAGTTTGTTAAAATCAAAGCAACCACACCACTTCCTTCCAATGTTAGTATCATCGGCAACGTTTTTGTTGGACAGACAAGTAATATTAAAATTCGTGTCGAGGATGTCCTTGCGGCAACTGACACCGATCCGGAAACACTTTATGTAACTTACTTAGATACTCCTGAAGCTAGTTCGGGACAAACTGCACCTCGTGTAACTCCGGATGAAACACTTTCGGGTACAATCGATGGTAACACATATACCTTCGATGTGCAACAGGAAAATACAGCACTCAACCCCGCAACGGGTAGAGGTATTGCATACGCAACGGGCGAAGGTTCATTCTTCGCAGTGGGACGTTTTGTCTTCTCTCCGAAGCAACGTATCTATCTTTCCAAGTATACTCAGAACTACACTGGACAAATTGTTTTTAAAGTAACAGAAGATATTGTTACTTCGTCTGACAATGCTGCACTATTTGATAACCAAGGTGCGACACCCAACAGATCGTCGCCTGGCGCAGACAGATATCGTATTCGTCTGACCCTTTCTAAACTGGAAGACTTGGATGCTGAAGACAACCACGTACCCTATGCAGACATTGCAGACTCTAAAGAAGTTTCTAAGGTATCTGCATCTGAGGGATACAACGAAATTAGAGAACATGTTGCAACACGTGTTCGTGAGATTCATGGTAACTTCATTAAGAAGTACTTCAAGGCAAAGTTTATACCTAACAACGATACTACGTTTAAGTTAGTCGTTGACCCTGGCCTTGCATACATCGATGGATATCGTGTAGAAAAACTTAAGTCCACACCCATTGTCGTAAAGAGATCACAGGAAACCACAACTGTAGACAATCAAGGTATTCTTGCAAACTACGGTAACTACTTCTTGGTATCTGACGCACTTGGTGCGAAGGGTATGTTGAACTTTGATGACTGTCAACAAGTAAATCTTTATGATGGTGTTGGCGCAACGGGTAGCGTAATTGGTACAACCAACGTTCGTGCATTGACTGAGTTCCAAAACTCTCAGTACAGACTCCATGTATTCAACTCAGTAATTACAGACAATACGAAGAGTCTTCGTAACGTAAGATCGGTAGGTACTGGTACTTCTAGTTATTACAATATCGATTTCAGTGATAACACAACACTAAGAGAAACCAAACAGAAAACACTTCTGTTCGATTCTCCCGTGCCTAGACCCAAGAGCTTTAGTAGCATTTCTCTTTCAGTACAAAGAAGATTCTCTGGAACAACCACGGGGTCTGGTGAGTTAACTATTGCACTGACCACTACTGGTGAAAACTTTGAAAACGTCAATGATTGGGTGTTCGCATCGGCATCTGACGGTTTCTTGGCTGGTAGCGTTTCTCTGACAGGCGGTGGAACGTCCGCAACAATCAGCGGTCTTCCCAACAGTGCTGCAGTAGAAATTCTCGCATATGTCAAGAAGGGTCAATCAAAAATTAGACCCAAAACCTTGACAGAAACTACTGTTACTGGTAGAATAGATTCTGACGGTGATGGTGTTAAGTATCTTTCTCTAGGTGAGTCGGACATCTTCTCTTTGAATAGAGTTCGTTTGAATGACTCTGATGGCACCAACATCTTCACCAACTTTACCTTAGACACTGGTCATCGTGATACACACTACGATGATGGTAAACTTCTTTGGAAAGGAACTGGCCCCATCACCACGGACTCCGCTGGTGGTAATGGTACAACCATATTCGCTAGATTCAAGTACTTCTCACACGGTACAGGAGATTTCTTTGCGGTCAACTCCTATACAGGTCAGGTTGACTATGTAGATATTCCTGCTCACCGTATGAATAACCGAAGACTTGTTTCTCTTCGTGACGTTCTGGACTTCCGTCCCTCTACAGACGGTGCTGGAACTTTTGTAACAGTTAACGAACTTCCTCAACCCACAGATACGGTTGAGATGGATGCAGAATTCTATCTGCCTCGTAAGGACAAACTGGTTCTTTCTAAGATGGGTGAACTGAGATATCTTCAGGGAACGCCTTCTCTTGATCCTCAGTTTTCCGAAACTCCTACAGACTGTATCGATCTGTATAAGTTCGAAATGAATCCGTTCACTCTTCACACCAAAGACTTGAAGAGTCGTATCCTTCCTTTGAAAGGATACACGATGGCGGACATCAACAAGTTAGAAACCAAACTCGACAAGGTTGAAGAAATGGCCGTATTGTCGATGTTGGAACTCAAGACACAAGCTTTGAAAGCATTGGACTCTGCGGGTGCAGACAGAACCAAGTCCGGTTTCTTTGTAGACAACTTTGCAAACCACTCTTTCACTGACACTCAGAGTCCGGAACACCGTGCCACCATTGATCCTCAGAAGAAGTTTATGAGGCCTGGCAAAAAAGAATCGGTTATCGATCTTCGTTTTGATTCTGCAAACTCTAACCAGTTGCGTGTTAAGAAGAGTGGCGATTTGATCACTCTTGATTACACCGAAGCTGATTTCTACGAACAGGGTGTTGCATCTAGAGTAGAAAACCTGAACCCCTTCTTCGTTGAGAAGTTGGTTGGTTCTATTACCATGTCTCCTGCTTCCGATTACTGGAAAGAGATTGATATTCAACCTCCTCAGATCATCGATCAACCCTCAGTACTGGATACGTCCAATGCGGTAAACTGGAACAACCATGAATGGGATTGGGGTGGTGTACCTCTTGATGACCTTCAAGTTGGTGCTTCACAGGGACAGGTGACTGGTACATCTACAAGTCGCACAAGTAATACCCTAGAACCTTTTGTCAGTGGTACTTCAACGTCCCAACAACAAGGCGATTGGGTTGTAACTGGATCAACCAGTAACACCACATCTTTGGGTACTCAGACCAACGTTGTTTCTCAGTCAACCGAAGAGGTTTCGACAGACTGGGGTTTAGGGGGCGAAACTGGAACAGCGGCCATTGTGGGTGTGGGTCAAGACTTGTGGGTTGCTAACAATGATGGAAGGGCTTTCGCTGGTCAGGCCGGGGGGATTACAATTCAAACTGGTCAAGTTGATACTATTCAGACCACCACTTCAGAAACTCGTGAAGCCCTTGAAACTGTTGATACAACTACCCTAGAACAGACGACTACGACTACAACGGAAACCGAGTTTACTACAGAAACTCAGATCACAACAAATGTGTCAACAACCACAACAGTAAACCGTATTTCAGGTGAACATACTGTTCGTGAGGTTGTTGGTCAACGTGTATTTGACTTGATCTCTATTCCTTGGATGCGTTCACGCAAAGTCTCTTTCCGTGGTGATGGTCTTCGTCCCAACACAAGATACTTCCCGTTCTTTGATGATACGGACGTGGGAACTTTCTGTATTGCGACTTCGAACTTTGTACGTCACTCCGACAGAAACCCCGAGACAAGAACCGCAAACCTCACTCCTTCTGTAACGCACAGTGAACAGAATGCGGGTAATGAATTGCTTATTAGTGACGCTTCGGGTACGGTCAATGGTGAGTTTGAAATTCCCAACAACTCCGCTATGCGTTTTGCAACGGGTACGAGAGAGTTTGCTCTCTATGACGTAAGTGTTCCTGATACGGATGCAGCCTTGTCTTTCGCTAAGACTAACTTCACATCTACAGGTGACATCGAACCCGTACAAGATATTATCCACAGTACTCGTGTTCTTGAAGTAACAGGAAGTACTTCTACTTCTGTGTCCAATAACACCGAGAGTGTTTTCTCGACAAGTACAGATGTGGCTATCGTGGAGTCTACTGCACAGGATGTTCAGACGAGTTCTACACAGACTGAGGTTGTACTCGGCCAAGAAACTAACTCAGAAGTTATTGATAGTCAGGCGATCAACGTCACAATCTTCCTACCACGTGACCCTCTGGCTCAGACTTTCTTTGTGGATGTGGATGCGCCTAATGGTGCATTCCTCACTAAAGTACGGGTATACTTTGCAACGAAGGATGATGAAGGTCTACCCGTAGAAATGCAAATCCGTCCTGTAATCAACGGTGTTCCAGCTTCTTCTGAGATTGTGCCTGGAAGTCGTAAGTTCCTGCAGGCTTCTGAGGTAACTGCGATCACTGACACCTACACAGACCCGACTATCGATGAGATGTTGGCAAACGGTACGGACTTTGAGTTCGACGAACCCATCTATCTGAAACCTCTTACAGAGTATGCAATCGTTCTGATGACACCTTCTATGAAGTACAGAACCTACATCTCTCGTGTTGAGGACTTTGTACTTGGTTCGACAGAAAGACGTATCTCTGAACAACCTTCATTGGCCTCTCTCTTCAAGTCTCAGAACTCTTTCCTTTGGGAACCTTCTCAGACAGAAGACTTGGCGTACAAGTTGTTCCGTGCAGACTTCCAGACTTCGGGTAATGTGTTCCTTGAGAACGTAAACCAAGACCCCGTAGTACTTGCGAAGAGCCCCTTTGTTGTACGTCAGGAGAATATTGATTCTGGTGATCCAGCCACAATTACTGTGATTCATAGAGGACACGGTTTACGTCAGGGAGACCTCACAACTATCACAGGTCTTGATTCCGATACCAGATACAATGGTGTACTTGGATCAAGTATTATTGGTCAGAGACAAGTAACTTCTGTAGACGGTACTGGTTATGAATTCCTTGCGGACAGTGATTTCACTATCGCAGCAAGGTTTGGTAACGGTAAGTGTAGTGGTAGTTTCCAACCGACATTCGACTTGGTATGGCCTTCTATTCAAACCATGAAGGTTCCGACTACAGACATCACATTCTCTGCTAAGTTTACTAGTAACTCTTCTCTAGTAGATTCGTCTTCGGGTAGATTTGTACAAGACTCTCAGTTCACTTTGATTAAGAACAAGTCTAACAATTACTTTAATGCACCTAGATGTATTATCAATCCGAACGAAGAGGCAACAGAACTAAGCACATACAGTTATCCTAAGTCTGCAATTGTTCAGTTGAACTTGACAACAACCGATAGTAAAGTTTCACCTGTCATTGATATGCAACGTGCGGGTCTGACCATGATCGGTAACATGATCGACAAACAAGATTCTGCATCAACAGACGGATTCAATGTGCCTCTGAGTTATGTGCCGGAATCTCATCCGTTCTTGGGTAGTTCTTTGTCCAAACACTTAACCAAACCTGTAACTCTAGAAGAAGTTGCGACAGGTCTGAAAGTGATTCTTGCTGCGAACAAACCACCCGAGGCAAGTTTCCAGTTGTGGTATAGAACTGGTGAGGCTGAAGACGAACTATCTAGAAAGAATTGGGTCTTGGCTTCTGCGGATAACGTTCTGCCTTCAGACACTAACAAAACCATTTTCCGTGAATATCGATATACCATCGGTGGATTTGGTGACGTGAATAACTTGAATGGTGGGGATATGTCAGACTTCCGACAGTTCCAATTGAAAATTGTTATGAATTCGACCAATAGTGCAAAGGTTCCAGTCATTCGTGACTTGAGGGCAATTGCTTTGGCGGTGTAAAATGTCAAGATATCAGGATATTGAAGGACAAAACGATTTCGTCCGTGATACGAATACGGGGGCAATTTTAAATATAAATAAACAAGAGATACAGGCAGCACGTGAAAGAAAAAAGTTGTTAAAAGAACAACACCTCAAAGAGAAACAACTTGAGGAAGACGTACAATCTCTAAAAGATGAGATGTCTGATATCAAGAGTTTACTTTCGCAAATAGTAGAGAAATTATAGATGGCACGTCCAATTACAGCTTTAACAGATTCGTTTAAGATTCTTAGAGACAATCTTAACACCATCTCTAACAATGTCGGCGACCCTGATCTTCTGACTACTACGTCTAGAGCCTTCACTGAGGGTAATACCGATGTTGCACAGAGATCAGACTCTTCCGATGTTGTAAGTGCCTTAAACGAACTAGATTCTGACCTTCACGGGCTTGGCGGTGGTGATGTCAAGAACGATCTGAACTACCTCTCGTATGCGATTAATCGTGTACGTGACAGTGGTATGACGGGTGCGATCAATGCCATCGACGCATATATCGGTGGTGACTCCGATACTCTTAATGTTGAAGCGAATACAATCAGGGATGCGATCAACGAGATCGAAGCTGTCTTTGATGCAAGTACACTCAAGATCAATGCGGGAGGTAACTTCCGGTTTGATGGTGCGGGTGACCTAGAAGTCAACTTGGATGGGGGTGATGTTACCTTCCTCAAGGACTCTGAACAGTACGCACAACTTACTTTAGGAACAACAACCACACTCGACATTACTGTTGCGGGTAAGATCGTAACAGCAGATTCGACTGGTGGTACATTTGAGATCGATGCAGGGGGTGACATCACCCTTGACGCAGACGGTAACCAGATTCGATTCAAGAACGGTGCGGGTGGAGACGAAGTAACTCACACTCTTGCAGACGATGCAACCTACGAGATTGACGCACCTTCTACTTACACAGTGGACGCAGTTGGGGACATTATCCTTGACGCAGACACAGGCAGAGTACGTATCAAAGACGGCGGGACTGAGGCTTATAACTTCCAGTCCAACGGTATCGTAACCTCTGCGAATGCTCTATTCGTCAATGCATCTGACTTCACCCTGAACACAGACAGTGCGGGTGTTGCGACTATTTCGTTTACGACTGACAGTGCGAACAGAATTGTCTACACATTGACTCCATCGAATCAAACGATGGCAGTAACAAATGACTTGACAATTGACGCTTCTCGTGATATAATCCTAGATGCTGCCGGAGCGGATATAGATATGCAAGTTTCTGGTACATCCAGAATCAAGCATACTATGGGTGACAGTAATACCGTTGCGGTAACTGGACACTATACTCTCGACGCATCTCAAGACATCATCCTTGATGCGGGTGGAGACAACATCTACTTTGCGGATGGTGGTTCTAAGAGATTTACTTATACTCTTGGTACGAACCAAGAAATCGACGTTGTAGGTAACCTCACCTATGACGTGGCTGGTGACATCAACCTAGACGCTGGTGGTAATACGGTTAACCTGAAAGGTAACGGTACAACCAGAATCTCACACGAATTGGGTGCGACAAACACTACCACAGTAACAGGTAATCTGACAGACAGTATCTCTGGTGACTACATTCGAACTGTAGGCAATCAGACGATTACTGACAGTGATTATACTCACACATCGAATACAGCCACTCACAACACTACAGGTGATTTCACCGTAGACGCAGAATTGGATATTGTCCTTGATGCAAATGGTGGAGACGTATTCCTTAAAGACGGTGGTACAACCTACGGTTCTTTGACTGCGACAGGTTCTAACCTGATCGTCAAGTCTGGTACGACTACTGCACTGACATTCTCTGGTGCGAACGTAACGACTGGTGGTACAGTAACCACAGGTGGTAATGTCACGATGGGTGGCACAACCATTTCAAGAACTGGTGTGTTGACCCTTGACGTTTCGTCTAACATTAACCTTGACGCTGGCGGCGGTAACATCTACCTCAAAGATGATGGTACTCAGTACGGTAACCTAAAGTGGGGGGTTGGAGACAACCTTATCATTCAGTCTAAGAATGTCACTGCGGTAACATTTGACTCAGGTGAACGTGCAACATTCGCTGGTGATGTTTATCAAGGTACTTCGCTCAACACCGAATCCGGTCACTTGGGTGGTGCGATCAACGAAGTCCATGATCAATTAGATTCTGCAGCCGGAGAGATTGCACTTCATGCGGGAAGACTAAATACCCTAGAATCTGAGATGGATTCCAACGAGACCCTTCTTGGTGCTACTCTACTTTACAATGTAGATAATCCTTATAGTTGGGTTAAGTCTACTCCGGTTAAGACTGCAATCAATGATCTAGATAGTGCAGTTGGTACGTTATCTGATCTGGATGGAACCACATTCGTATCTGCCTCAGACAAGGCAAATGTTGTGGCTGCACTCAACGTGCTTGCGGGTGACGTACAACAACTTCAAGACAGCGCTGGAACACTGGACGCTAGAATCGGATCACTTGCAAACCTTGCTGCATTCTTTGATAGTGCGGGAGCGACTGCAAGTATTGTAAACGCCCTGAACCATATGGCAAGTAGAGTAGTGGATATCTATGATGAGAATGGCACTCTCTTAAATACTTAATAAAAGGACGGTGGAATGCCAATTGCGAAAAGTAAACCGCTTAAACTCCAAAGTCCGGATCAAGGCGATTTAAAGAGATTAAGTAGTACCGAAGAAAACTATCTGTCATATCTGGTAGGAACTCATCTTGTCGAAACAAGTAGCGATATCGGTGATATTACGCTTACTTCGACAGGCAATACTTCTATTGGCTCTCATTTAGATACTTTCTTTAATCAGGCGATAGGTACACACCCAGGCTCTTCGATCACTTCAGGAACAACGGAGACCACCCTCTATCAGGTTGCGGGAACTGCATCCGAAACCGATTCGGACTTCCGTAAACCAGTCTCATACTATAATCCTCCGACAGACGGGCCTACCAGTCTATTGGAGGGTGTGCATGAGATGGCAGATTCAGACATGAACCGTTTGGTTGACCGTCTCAACGGCCGTATCGCACTATCTGATTATATTGGTCAATATAAACTTGGTTCTTCTTCGCCTGGCGGAGACTACACCACACACATATCTAACGTGTTCTCTGATACTCTCAATAGTGGACTTGTTGCTAATTATAACATATATCGTAGAACAACGCAAGCACAACCTACCAGTATTTTAGACAGTGATGGTACTGTAACCGCACTCATGTCTATTAAGAGAAGTAGCGGCCGCACAGGAACATATCAGGGTGTTGAACGGATGACGAACCGACAGATGAAAATCTCGTTGGGTCAACGTGCGAAGACTAGACGTGCAATTGCAGATAGTATTGGGTCTTATCAATTAAGGTCAAGTTCTCAGGGCGCACCTCTGACGGGTTCTTGGAGAGCCGTTGGTACTGCGACTGACACTAAACAAATCTTGGAAGAGACTGCATATACTCGTACAAGAGTTTCGACTTACAATAGAGACCGAGCTTCAACCTATACTCGTGTATCGACACGCACCAGTACTAGAGACTTTGCTGGAGATTATGTAGGTAACTACTCAAGAACGTTTGAAGGTAATTATAACAGAACCTTCGTGGGTAATTATGTAGGCGACTTCATTGGTAACTACACCCGAACCAGACTCTCCATTTATAACAGAACCAGAACTTCTGCATACACTGGTGACTATGTTGGTAACTACACTAGACTCTTTGGTGGTAACTATACCAGAGGCTTCCTTGGAGAATATGCCAGAAACTTTGCGGGTGACTACACAGGCAATTACTCTAGAAACTTCGAAGGTAATTATTCTCGTGCTTTTACTCGGACTAGAGCTTCTAATTATACCAGAACGTCAACCAGAACGTCAACCCGCACAAGAACTTCTGCATATGCTGGTGATTTTGTTGGTAACTATGGTCGTTCTTTCACAGGGAATTACAGTCGTGGTTTTGTAGGAAACTATGGTAGAACCAGAGTATCCTCTTATTCCCGAAACTTTGCAGGAAACTTTTTAGGCGAATATACACGTACATCAACACGTACATCGACAAGAGATTTCACCAGAGATGCGATTTACCCTGACTATACTCGCACAAGTGTCCGTGATGGGTACTACTTTAGATTTGGAAACCCCGATACTTGGTCTGAAGTTCAGACCTTTATCGGCCCTGCTTATTATACGGGTAACTATACATTATCTCCTAGCTTTATAGGTAATTATACTACAGTTAGGTCTTCTGCTGTACAGTATGGTAGACTTATATTTTATATACAAGGCCCAGATAACGTAGATGCCGAAGGATTTCCTATCGGCAATATGTACAGTCGTTTTTTGTACTATGCCAGAACAGCATTCTACACTGGTAACTATACAAGAACCAGCATTACTTCTTTTACGGGTAACTACTTAGGAGACTATGCTGGTAACTTTTTAGGTGATTACACTCGTACATCAACACGTACAAGAACGTCCGGTTATAGTAGAAACTTCGTAGGTAATTATAGTAGAACCAGAAATTCAGCATACTCACGCACCAGAAACTCAACGTACACACGTACCTCAACCCGAACAAGTTCTACAGATTTTGTTGGAGACTTTGCGGGTAACTTTGTTGGTGATTATGCTAGGGACTTTGTTGGTAACTATTCACGATCATATACCAGAACAAGAGTCTCGGCCTACACCAGAAACTCTACTCGGACACGTCCCTCTACATATTCAAGAACAAGAGTCTCTGCCTATACTCGTGGACGGGCATCCGCATACTCAAGAACCAGAATTACTGACTACTCACGTGATTTTATCGGGGATTACTCTAGAGGTTTCTTGGGGAACTACACAAGAAACTCACTAAATACCTTTAGTCGAGATCGTGTATCTGCATACTCCAGAAATAGAGACTCCACATATGCCAGAACGAGCACACGAACAAGGGTTTCCAGTTATGCAGGAGACTTTACTGGTGATTATGCTAGAACCTTTGTCGGAAATTATTCCAGAAGTTTCTTAGGAAACTACGTTGGAACCACGATTGGTTCTTCCACTTCAGTCATTGAAACGTACACCTTGTATGTTCGATATGCATAAATAGAGGAAGAACTAACGATATGGATGAGAAATTTTAATGTCTTCGAACATACCACTAAAACTAGAAGGAACGAATGGCGATCTTCAGGAGATGACCTCTACTGAAGAGAACTATTTGGCCTATGTGGTTGGTAAGGATAACCTAACAGGAACATCCAATGATGTGAGTGACATCACACTGACATCTGCTGGCAACACAACCATTGGTTCATATGTAGATACGTTTTACAATCAAGCGGTTGGGACACACCCTGCCTCTTCGATTACTGGCGGATCAACCACAACGACTGTTTACCAGACTGCGGGAACGAAGACACCCTCATCTGGTTCTTTGCGTCCTGTTGGTTATACGACTGTTAGTTCAACACCAAGTTTATACGAAATGAATGACTCGGACATGAATGTCCTTGCAAGAAGACTTAACTCTCGTATCGCAACTTCCGACTATCCTGGCGTATTCAAACTCGGATCGTCTTCGCCTGGCGGAGATTATGCAGCACACATTGCCGGTGTCTTTACTGATACACAGACCGATGGTACAAGTGTAACATACAACATTTATCAGAGAAATGCAATGACTGCACCAACTACGGTCAGACCTATTGGTCTTCGTAGTGATGGTGATACTCAAGAGATGGCGGATTCAGACATCTCTGATAGTATTGGTGCGTTCGTAAGAAATATTCGTGCAACGGCTGGTGAGATTGGTTCTTATCAGTTGCGTTCTGCTTCGCAGGGTGCACCTACAGATGCTGGTACGTGGACTGCGGTAGGTACTGCCACAGACACTAAGAAAGACACAGCTGAGACATCATACACTAGAACACGTACCTCAGCTTATACTAGAAACCGTGCATCGACATACACAAGGGATCGTGTTTCTACCTACACAAGAAACTCGACACGTACTCGCACGTCAAGTTATCTTGGGGATTATATCGGGGATTACACTCGTGGGTTTATCGGAAACTACAGCCGAGACTTTGCGGGGGATTATGTCGGGGACTATGTTGGTAACTATGCCAGAACTCGCACATCAACATACACCAGAAATAGAGTAACCAACTTTGCCGGTAACTTTATTGGCGACTATACTCGCACACGTGTTTCATCTTATACTAGAGATCGTGTTACCAACTTCACTCGTGATCGTGTTTCTACCTATAATAGAACAAGAACCTCTACGTATTCAAGAACTCGCATCACCGATTATGTTGGCGACTTCATTGGTAACTACACCAGAGACAGAATTTCTACCTACTCAAGAACTCGTGTATCATCTTATGCGGGTGATTATGTAGGTAATTATAGTCGTGCATTCCTTGGGAATTACTCTAGAGATTTCGCAGGTAACTACGCAAGAGACTTTGCAGGCGACTATCTTGGTAACTATGCAAGAACTTCTACTAGGGATTCTACTCTAGGTAGAGATTCTACTTATTCAAGAACGTCAACTCGTACAAGAGTTTCAACTTACACAAGAACACGTGCAACCAACTATCAACGCACACGTAATTCAGCTTACACAAGAAATTCGACTCGTACCAGAACTTCGACTTATACCCGTGACAGAGTAACTAACTTTGCTGGTAACTTCGTAGGCAACTATGCGAGAAACTTTGCAGGCGACTTTGTGGGTAACTACGCCCGTGGATTCTTGGGTAACTATGTTGGTAACTTTGTGGGTAACTACACTCGCACGGGTTATTATGCCGGTGACTTTGTTGGAGAATATTCTCGTACAAGAACTGCTACGGGTGATTATACTCGTAACAGTACACGTACAAGTACACCAACCGGAAACTATCAAAGAACCAGAACTGCAACAGGTACGTATACTCGTACCTCTACCAGAACAAGTACTCCGACTGGCACATACACTCGTACAAGAACTGCAACGGGTACGTATACTCGTGTATCGACACGTACAAGAACTGCAACGGGTGATTATACTCGTGTTAGAGCGGCAACGGGTACGTATACTCGGGCCCGTGCTGCAGGGGTTGCGTATACTCGCAACCGTGTTGGTGCGGTGGCTTATACCAGAACCAGAGTTGCTACGACTAGTTACACAAGAACTCAGAACTACGCCCGAACACTGTATTATGTTCGGTTTAATAATAACCCTTATGAACCAGACGTTTTAACTTATACTAGTATTGGATATTATGCACGGACAACTAGTTACAACAGATCGGCATCATATACGGGTAACTACTCTCGTAACGTAACGTATGCGGGTAACTATGCGAGAACTGTGTACTACACTGGAAACTACACGAGAACCCTGTACTACACAGGTAACTACACGAGAACTCTATACTACGCTGGTGACTTTACGGGTAACTATCAAAGAACCCTGTACTACGCTGGAAACTACACGAGAACTCTATACTACGCTGGTGACTTCGTGGGTAACTACACGAGAACTCTGTACTACGTTGGTGATTATACCCGTACTCTATACTACGCTGGTGACTTTACAGGTAACTATACGAGAACCCTGTACTACGTTGGTGATTACGCAAGAACGTCTACACGAACATCTACACCAACATTAGATTACACACGTACTCGTGCAACTGATTATACGAGAAACAGAAGTTCAGCTTATACTCGCACATCAACTCGTACTCGTGGTTCTGCATATACCCGTGACAGAGTAACTGACTTTGCCGGTAACTTTGCGGGTAACTACGCAAGAAACTTTGCTGGTGATTACACAGGCAATTACTCTCGTGGATTCCTTGGTGATTATGTGGGTAACTTCGTAGGTAACTATGCGAGAAACTTCGCAGGCGATTATGTGGGTAACTATTCTAGAAGTTTCCTTGGCAACTTCGCAGGTAACTTTGTGGGTGAATACACAAGAACATCCCTAAGAACTCGTACTTCTTCCTACAACCGAACAAGAACTTCAGCATACACCAGAAGCAGAACATCTGCTTACGCAAGGACATCTACCCGTACAAGTACGAGCGACTTCCTTGGTGAATACACTCGTGGGTTCTTGGGTAACTACACAAGAAACAGTCTTAATACATTTACTGGCAATTTCTTGGGTAACTATTCACGAGACTTTGCTGGAAACTACTCAAGAACATTCACAGGCGATTACTTGGGTAACTTCATCGGTAACTATACCCGTGGATTCCTTGGGGAGTATACTCGTGATCGTGTGACTGACTTTGCCGGTGACTTTATTGGTAACTACTCACGTGACTTTGTGGGTGAGTATACCAGAACTTCACTACGTACCTCGACCCGCACAAGACTTTCGACCTACAGTAGAACTCGTTTGTCTACTTACACACGGAATAGTACACGTGATAGTACTAGAGACTTTGCTGGAGACTATATAGGTGATTACCAGAGAACCTTTACTGGTGATTATTCTAGAGAATTCTTGGGTAACTACTCTAGAAGTTTCTTGGGTAATTATACAGGTACAACTATTGCGGCCACTTCTAGTACGATTCAAACGTACACTCTTTACGTAAGGGCAGCTTGACAAACGATACAGAATACTGTATCATAACAATTGAACTATATACATTGGTAGATCATTTATAGGAGACTGAAATGAGTTATAGAAAATGGATGGATAATGCGTTCTGGGAAAACGACGAAAAGGAAATGCTTAACTGCATCCTTGAGATGGAAGATGATGTCGGACGTGTTACCCGTCAAGTAATGAAACTTCGTAAGGCCGATGACGAAGGTAATGTAAACCCCGACTTCGCAGAGGTTGTTGAACTTCTTGGTGAATCCATCATCGATGAGAATACAACTGAACGTAACTCACGTAAGAAGCGTGAAGCAGAAGAAGAAAAACAACGTGAACTTGAACACGCCAAGGCACGTAAATTAGAACAACTCTTTAACTACAAGCTCGAAGCGTTTGAGATTGAGGATATCAAGAACTCTAAGAATCGTCAACTCAAGTCCAAACTTCGACGTGCAAAGAATCGTGTAGAGGTAGACCTCTATGCAATTATGATTGTCATGGAAGAAATGAAGCGCAAAGAAGAGGAAGCTGCGAGTGGAGAAGAGTAAAGGTTATGTAATTGTCGCATCCAAGAAGATCAACTTTTATCGATATGCGGTCAACCTTGCAGAGTCTATTCTAGATTTTTACGAAGACGCAAAGATCACTCTAGTCTGTGAAGAGTGGATGTTTGAGGAAGTCCATCGTGAACTTTTCGATCAAGTAATCTGGTGCAACAATCACTATCGTGCGAAACTGTGGGGCATGGCAAAGTCTCCCTATGACCTCACGATGTATATCGATGCCGATATGGAATGTGAACACGGAGATATCGAACATGTCTTCGAAGGACTAGGCGACAACGATGTCATGTTCACTGCACTCACAGATGATCGTGAGTATGTTTATGCAGAACGTAGATTCGACAGTCCCGAAGGTGAACAAATCTTCACCCTCTGTGGTGGTGTCTGTCTGTACGATATGTCTAAACCTATCGTGAAAGAATTTATCTGGGACTGGTGGGAACTGACTAGACGACAGATGGATCATGAATGGTGGCCTGAAGGTTATGGTGAGAGTCTTCGTTCTTGGGATCAATTCTCCTTGTGGTGGTTGGTTGAGAAAGAACCGAAGTACAAAGACTTGAAGGTAGGAATCTTTGAAGAAGACCTCCGTTGGAATTTCTACAACGCTCTGAATGAAGCAATAACACCCGCTCCTGAATCTGGTATTGTCTTGAGACACTACTCTTCTGGTTTGGATAAAGACGGTTATATTTTATGAGTATGAGAACTATCCCTATCAACAGTCAAGAGTTGATTGATCTACTCAATCAATATGTTGATATTGCTAATCATGAAGCATTTGAGGATAACGTTCATGTTTGGTGTGAAAATCAGAATGATGTGGGTCACAAAGAAAAGTGGACTGGTGATGAATATCTAAACCACTTGCGATATGTCGAAGGAGAATCCCACGAAGGATTCCCTGATCACATGGTCGCTCGTTCCTTCAAACCAAACCAACCCGAAGAAATGATCAAGGCTTTCGAAAGAGATTCCGATCCTATTGTGAGGAAAGAACTTCTAGATAGGATATATAAAGCCAATGAAGAGATGATGTTGTTTCTGGGTACGAGAAACAATGCATTATGTGCGTACTATCCCCCCGATGGATATATCTCATGGCACACCAACTGGAATGCTCCAGGCTACAACCTGATCTTCACTTGGTCTGAGACTGGGGAAGGTTGGTTTAAATATCTCGACCCCAAGACCAACAAGGTTGTGCACTGTCAAGACCAGCCCGGATGGCAACTGAAGGCGGGATACTTTGGTCACATTAGAGAGAAGGATAAGATTGTCTACCATGCAGCCTCAACTGATTGTAGACGTATCACCGTATCCTTTATCTTCTCAGCAAATGATATGTCCCTCGATCTCCAAGAAGATGTTATTTCTGAAATAACCGGAGAATAAGTCCATTTTCCAGTTTCTTGTTTATATAAATAAAACAAGAAAGTATTCACTTAACACTGGAACTGGGAATGGCGACTTACGAAGAACTACTCATAGATCAAGGCGCAGACGTTGCGATTGAGATCGAACTGGTTGAACAGGACGGGTCTAAGAAAGACCTGACTGGATTTTCTGCTGCCGCAAAAATGAAAAGAAGTTTCAACTCCACGGACAGTGATGAGATCGTAGATTTCACCGCTGTCATTGGCGATCCTGCTGCGGCCGGAGTTGTTGTCCTCTCCCTCACAAACACCCAAACCGATGCGCTGAATACTCGTGGAAGATATTTTTATGATGCAGAGATTTCTTTCCAAGACTCCGATGGTAATACTATTATCGAAAGAGTACTGGAAGGCAAAGTAAAAGTATCACCTTCTGTGACAAGGTAAACAGATGGCCATTCAAGTACAGAACGTATCACAGAAGCGGGTCTCAATTGTAAAACGTGTTACGGTTGGTAAACCTGTACGCAAGATTAATCCTGCCACAACGTCTATTGACAATTTGGCGGGAGTTGATACGTCCACAAAAGAGAATGGATATATTCTTGTTTACAACTCTTCTACTGAAAAGTGGGAAGCAGTTGATAACCAAGCAGCTACCAATCTTGGTGGTATTAATGATGTTGAAGTGAGCACACGTGTGGATGGAAGTATTCTCGTTTATAATGAAACTACTGAACAATGGGAATCAAAAATAGAACTAGAGAAACAAACAATTAACGGAGGCCAATACTGATGGCATCAATTATTAGAATCAAACGAAGTGGGGTATCGGGCAATCCCACAACGCTAGCTCAGGGCGAGTTAGCGTATTCCTATTATAATGGTGCCGGCGGCGACAGACTCTACGTAGGTACTGGAATAGAAACCGCAGGAGATGCGGTAAATCATACAGTAATCGGTGGTAAATATTACGTCGATCTGTTGGGAGGACAGGGTGTTGCCCCATTCGGTACACTCACTGCAAACACCGCCCTAATTGCAGACTCCAACTCTAAGTTAGATCACTTAATCGTAGATAATATTGACCTGAATGGCAATACGATTTCCTCAACAACTGCCAGTTTGGTACTCGCCCCGTCCAACGGAGTAGTTTCGGTTAATGGTTCTCGTATTGCGACTGTTGCAACGCCCATTGCAGACAGTGATGCGGTCAACAAACTCTACGTCGATACTCAGATTAGTAATGTAACATTTACTATTTCGGATGATGCGGCTGACTCGGACGAATTCTCTTCCGTTTCTGGTACTCTTAGATTTGCTGGTGGTACTGGTCTTACTTCTACAGTAACAGACGATACCGTAACATATGACATTGATGCAACTGGTGTGGCTGCAGGAACCTATGGTTCTACAACTCAGATTCCGGTCTTCACGGTAAATGCACAAGGTCAACTTGATAGTGCGGGAACTGTACCTGTCGCAACAACTCTGACAATAAACTCCAGTCCTATCAGCATCCTCGACTCGGATATCACCTTTGCAGCCACTGGTAACATCACTCTTGATGTCAATGAAGACACCAATACATTTACATTCAACCTAAGAAATGCAAGTACAGACAGTCATGGTGCTGCGTACTTCGAAGCCGATGACTTTGATGTTGTCTCTGGTTTCGTATCTTTGGAAGACACTGTTGTCAAAGGTGTAACTGCTGACACAGGAAGTGCAACTCCCGCTACTCATGACTTTACCATTGCGGGTACTTCGGCACAAGGGATCAATACTTCCGGTTCTGGTTCTACAATCACAATCACCGCTGCAGACGCTGACTCTGATCAAAAGGGTGTTGCATCGTTCCGATCTGGTGACTTTGTTGCGACATCTGGTGATATCGAACTTGTGGACGAGGTACTCAAGTCTCTACAGACAGACGATGGTACTGTAACACCTACTGGGCATTCTATCGCCATCTTCGGTGGAGAGGGAATCAATGTAACCCACTCCGGTGCGGTTATTACGGTTGCTGGTGAAGACGCTGATTCTGATAACAAGGGTGTTGCATCGTTTAACTCAAACGATTTCACAGTAACTAACGGTGATGTTGTTATTGCATCTGGTGGTGTGGATAACGCACAACTTGCCAATTCTACTGTAGTTGTCGGTAGCACAACCGTAAACCTTGGTGACACAATCACCGATGTTGTTGGTCTTACTTCTCTTGAAGTTGATAATATTCAGATCGACGGTAACACAATTAGTACTACCGATGTTAACGGCATCATGTATATTGATCCGAACCCTGTTGGGGATTCGGGTGATTTGGTTATCCTTGGTAACCTCACGGTTCAGGGAACCACAACCACGATCAACTCGACTGAGTTGTCGGTCAATGATCTCAACATCACTCTTGCGGACAGTGCTGCAAATGCGGCCGCTGCAGATGGTGCGGGTATCACGGTTGCGGGTGCAAATGCGACTATCACATATGCAGCTGCTGGTGACGAATGGCAATTTAACAAACCCCTCGACGTTACAGGTGCGATCACTGCATCGGGTAATGTTGAAGCAGGTTCTCTCACAATCAACGGTGTCACATTTGAACAACTGGTTGATAGTGAGGTTGCAAACCTTCTTACTGCGGGTGAGGGTATTGACCTCACATACAATGACGGTTCAAATGAACTGACCATTGCCGCAGAACTCGCCACGGTAACTAACCCTGGCGTGGCCTCCTTCGATTCGGATCAATTCACTGTAACATCTGGTGCGGTGACTGTATCTGAACTTGATGGTGGAACATACTAAAATAAGTATTGAAGTCCCTCGAAAGGGGGACAACCCTTATATAAGGGTGTAATTAATCCAATATTGGACTAGAGGATGACAAATGTCAAACACATTATTTCGGCTTAAAAGAAGTTCTGTAGCCGGAAAGATACCGACAGTTGACCAACTAGAACTTGGTGAAGTTGCGATCAACACTTATGATGGACTTATGTTCATCAAAAAGAATGTTGACGGTACGGAATCGATTGTACAGATTGGTGAAGACACTGTAGAAGCTGCGGGATACGACGAATATTATTTCAGCGCAGACAGTGGCCAGACGGTATTTACCGGAAACGATTTTGACGGGGAAACATTAGGATATTCCCCTGTACGTAGTAATGTCTATCTGAATGGTATTCTACTTGATTCAGACAAGGACTATACTGGAACTGACGGATCGACAATAACACTTACCACGGGTGCGGACTCGGGTGACGTTATTCAGGTTCAGGCCTACACTTCCTCTCTCCAAATTGCGGAATACAATTACACCTGTAGTGCAGCACAAACAACGTTTAGTGGTCTTGACGACAACAACAGATCACTTAACTATGCTGTGGATTATCTTGAAATATATCTGAACGGTGTACTTCTTGATCCTAAAGTTGACTACACTGCGACTAGTGGGTCATCGGTTGTACTGACAGTACCCGCTGCCCTTAACGACTTTGTACAAATTTTCGTACTGCCTGAATTTAAGGCAGCTGCAACAAACTATCAAGCGTATCATTTTAGTTTCGTAGATAGTGGTGGTAAGACACAACTCGTTGGAAACGACAGTGACGAAAACCTACTCACATATTCTGTAGGTTCGTTAAAAGTATTCAACAACGGTGTATTGATGAGTCCGGATACGGACTACTCTGCCATCGACGGTGTTAGTGTTAACTTTACGGCCGGTCTGGATTCTTCTGATAAAGTAGAGATTCAGGCATACGCACAGAGTGCGGAAAGACCTTCTTACGAAGACGTGAAGGTCACTGCAGGTATTTACGTTGGAGGAACTTCTAACGAATACCTGATCAAAGAATATAGAAACACTACCTTCACTCCCGTTATCGAAGGAACAACGACTGCGGGAACTGCGACATATAGTGCACAGGTAGGTAGATATACAAGAATGGGTAACGTTGTCAACTTTACCCTACAACTCGTATGGAGTGGACATACGGGTACAGGTGATTTGATTGTTACGGGACTTCCCGTGGCTTCTCTTGATGAGACTGGATTGGAGTATACTTTCTCAGTATCCTCAAATGGTCAA